CGTCGCCTCCGCGCCGAGTTCCGAAAGGACCTTCTCGGCAGAGACGAAACCTCTATATCTAGCCATCTTCCACCAACTCTCTGCATTCTATGACAAGCCATCGTTTCTTCCCGCCAAGCGGATACGGCGGTGCAATCGGCGTGAGCGTTTTATTGCCCCAACAGATACGATCCGTCACGCACACATCCGCACGGTAACGAACAACGATGCGGTAATCCACCTCCTGCACCTTCTCCGCATAGCCGTCGGAGATTTTCGCGGCAAAGGGCAAAACGAGCGCCCAGGCTTTACCGACTTCCTGCACCGACGATGAAAGGATATTCCCCTCATCGTCCGTATCCATCACGGGGCGCAGGATAGAAATCCGATGGCGTAGTTCACTCATGGACACTCTCATCTAAAAGACCTCCTTCCGCACACCAAAGAGCAGAGAGCGCAGTGTCAGCGCAAGTCCTCTGTGGTCGGCTTCCTCCCGGTGCTCGTAGAGATAGGACACGGCATAGAGAATTGCAACGCGCACAATCGCCTGATCTTCAACCTTGGACAGCTTCTTCACACGCAGTAATGCAATACAAATCTGTTCTGCCGTTTCCGTAAAATGTGTGAGAAGATCATCCTCCTCATCGCCGTCCATACATCAACCCTTCATCTTGAGCGTCTGCACGGCTTCCTCGAGGACGAGCTTGCCGTCCACGCGCTCCTTCATGACATACCCGACCATGCCGTTGCCTGCAAACAGCTCCTTGAGTTCCTGCAGGGAGCGGGTGCCGCGATCTCCGATGTTGTAGTAGGAGTAATCACCGAACGCAATGACGGTCTTGCCCGCCTCGACAGCAGGCATATACGCCGAGGAGTACACAGGATAGCCGAGCAGACGGTCAGGTTCGCCCATCTGGTACGAAGGCTGCCAGAAATACGCACCGTTGGCATCCTTGAGTTTGCGGATGCTTGCAAGCGTCTGGTCGTTGACGATGAACGCCGCATTCTTGCGGTAGGGACGCTTGAGGTTGTAGACGAGGGTCACAAGTTCGTCCGCTTTGAGATCGGCTGCCGCCGTAGTGACAGATGTCTTTGCCGAAATGAGAAGTCCCTTCGGCTTGTGCGTTCCGTCGCCATTGAGGAACGCGTCCTCCTCTGCGTTGCCCAGTGCCTTGCCGAACTGTTCGATAAGGTAATTCTCAAGGTTGAAGGCGTTGTCATAGAGCAGCTCCTCCGTCACCTTGACCGCGACGTGGAGTTTGTGCGCGTCGAGGACGATCTGGTCGAAGGTCGCCTCGCCAAAGGTGAGCTGTGCGCCCTCCTCAATCCACGATGCCGCAGGCTTCGTAGCAGCGATATTGATCTTGTGCTCCCCGCTCGTGGTGATTACCGTCGCAAGCGGGCGCAGGACGTTCTCTTCGTTCAGAACGTCAATGAGACGCTGATCGTATTCCTCGGGAACGAGATAGCCGCCGTTTGCATCCACGCCTTCCTGCAGGACGTTCTCCACCTGCCGGAAATTCGTGCGAAGTGCCTTGAGCATTGCCGAGCGATAGCCTTCACTTGCACGACCTGTCTTTTCAGGAGACAATCCTGCACCTGCCCCCGGCATGTTGGTAATTGCCGCCGTCACAGGCTTTGCGAGCTGCGCGTCGAGAATCACCTGACGCTCCATGCGCTCGATGTCCTTGCCGAGTGCAAGCACCTCGTTCTCCATCTGTTCGTATGCCTTGGCATCTTCGGCTGTGAGATGCCCGTCTTTCTCATGAGAATCCAGAAACTGCTTTGCCTGTTCCCACATTTCCGCACGCTTCTCGCGCATTGCCATGATCTTATCCATGTGTTTATCCCTCCGTTAATGTGAAATAGAAAAGAGCCGCTTCTTAAACGGCTCTGCATCGACATTGTTTGCTTGTGTTCCCTGCCCGAATTTCGAGAGCAGGGAGTTTGTGACGGCGGCGCGGGAGAAGATCAGCCCGTCTGCCGTATCCGTCATAGGACGCTGAACGTCCGCATAGAGAACGGAATCCGCAAATCCAAGTTCCACCGCCTTCTTTGCATTCATCCACGTCTCGGCATCCATCAGCCGTGAAATCTTCGCACGGGACAGCCCCGTCTTGATCTCGTAGGCGTTGATAATGCTCTCCTTGATCTCGGCAAGGAACGTGATTGTCCGCTCCATCTCGTGTGTATCCCCTATGGAGACGGTCATGGGATTGTGGATCATGAGCATCCCTAATGGCGACATCTCAACGATCGTTCCTGCCATCGCGACGACGGATGCAGCTGAGGCGGCAATCCCGTCAATCTTGACCGTGACCTCGCCGGGATATTCCATCAGCATATTGTAGATCTGTGCCGCTGCATAGCAGTCCCCGCCCGGAGAGTTGATCCAAAGGTCAATATCTCCCTCGGCGGCGTGAAGCTCAGATCGAAACATCTGAGGTGTGACCTCATCGCCCCACCACGTTTCGTCCGAGATTTCACCATCCAGAAGCAAGATTCGCTTCTCTCCCTCGTTCCGTACCCAGTTCCAAAATTTACGTTTCATCATGTTTCCCTTTCTGCGTACCCGCAAAGAGTCCAGCATCCTTTAGCTTCGTCATATTCCCATTGATGAGGTAGAGATCACCGCCTTCGTCTACTTCGATAGGGTTCATGTCCTCAAGGCTGCGGATGTCGTTCGCGGAGAGCCATCCGTTCTGCCGCCCGATGGCATAGCCCTCCATACGGCTCTTGTAGTCCCCGCGCAGTAAGCCATCGACGTTGAAGCGGATGAAGTAGTTCTTCCGCTCCTTGTCCGTCAGAAGTGCTTTCTGCAGGGACTGCTCCCATCGCATTACCCACGGATTCAAGGTGTATTTGACGAACTCCAAGGACTGCTGCTCGATGTTCGAAAACGAGGATTTCTCCAAGTCTCCTACCATATGCGGCGGCACACGGTAGAGCCGTGCAATCTCGTCGATCTGGAACTTCCTCGTCTCAAGGAACTGCGCCTCCTCCGGCGGTATGGCAATCTGCTGATACTTCACGCCTTCCTCGAGGACGGCGATCCTGCCTGTGTTCATCGTACCACCGTAGACGGCGTGCCAACTCTCTCGCAGCTTCGACGGGTCTTTCAGAACGCCCGGATGTTCGAGCACGCCACCCGGACGAGCACCATTCTTGAAGAACGCCGCACCGTATTCCTCCGTCGCAAGTGCAATGCCGATGGCGTTCTTTGCCATCGCTATCGGAGAATAGCCCACAAGACCATCGAAACCGAGTCCCGGAATATGCAGTACATCCTCACGCCGCAGCCGAATCTGTCCCTTATCCGCAAAATTCGGATTCTCCTCCGTGCTTCGCGTGTAAGTGTAGTAAAGCTCACCCGTGCGGCTGTCGCGACTCACCTCCATCTTGTCCGGGAGGAGTGGATAGAGTCCAAGGACATGCCCCCTGCCATCCCGCAAAATTTGTGCGTAGGCATTCCCCCACAGGAGGAGATGCGTCATCAGCGTCTCGCGGAATACGAAACTCGTCATCTCGGGATTTGGCGCATCGTGGAGCAGAAAATACAACGGGTGCTCCGGCACGCGCTCCTTGCCCTGCCCTTGGTAGACGTAGACGTGAAGCGGCAGCCCTGCGATGGATTCTGCGAGGATGCGGACACAGGCATAGACTGCCGTCGCCTGCATTGCCGTCCGTTCGTTGACCGCCTTTCCTGCCGCCGTCTGCCCAAACAAAAAGGACAAGCCGCCAAGATGATTCTTGGGCTTGTCCCGCGAACGGAAGAGTTTGCTGAATAGGTTCATGGAAACCTCCATTTCAAAAGATGATAGCAGAAGTGCCGCCCTTCCGAGCGGCGCTCCCTCATTTCGGTTTAGAAGTTTTCGATGCAGGAAAGCTCCATGCTGTTGATTTCGGCGGTGAATTTCGCGCCCCGCGCAATCTCGTCGGAGGCTTTCAAAAGCTCCTCCGGCGTGGGATTTCCACCCATCTGGCAAATGCTGGCATTGGCTTTGATGTCTCGGAAAACCTTGCGGGCTTCCCAATCCGTCTTCTCGTAATCCGTTTCTTTGCGAATCTCGATGCGGATGCAGGTGTCGCGGTCGCTTTCGTTCGCCCAGCCCATCGTGTTTTCCTGCATCGCGAATCCGTACATGGCGGCCTTGCTCTCGATGATCTCGGCAATTTCCTTCTTCGTCATTTTCTTTTCCTCCGTTTCTGGCTCCTTCGGTTTTCCCTTTCGGTATGTGTATATTTCCCGTACGATCGGCAAAAAAGCAAGGCCATATGTGAAGATAAAGCGTGTATACGATCGCCCTAAAACACCCACACACCACGATTTTCATACACGGATTCCGAGGTATCATTCCCGCAACGGATCGCACGATCCAGTGCCATGATGAGCGCAATGATACCGTCGATCTTCTCGGTGGACTTCTCCTTGTCCGCCTTGATGTTCCCGGCAGGATCGGTGCGAATGAAGATGTTGTCTGCCATCCAGCGCATGACGGGATGCCCGCCGTGCGCTATTTTCTTTTCCAAGGTCAGCTTCATCAGTTCCTTGGTCGGCGGACTCATATCCTTGAAGCCCTGCCCAAACGGAACAACGGTGAATCCCATTCCCTCAAGGTTCTGCACCATCTGCACCGCGCCCCATCGGTCAAAGGCAATCTCGCGGATGTTGTACTTCTCGCCCAGTTTCTCAATGAACGCCTCGATGAATCCGTAGTGAACCACATTTCCCTCGGTGGTCATAAGAAACCCCTGTCTCTCCCACACGTCATACGGCACATGGTCACGCCGCATGCGCAGGTCGATATTCTCCTCAGGAATCCAGAAATATGGAAGCACAGCAAACGGCTCATCTTCCTCCATCGGAGGAAATACGAGCACAAATGCTGTAATATCCATCGTGGAGGAAAGGTCAAGACCGCCGTAGCAGACACGACCCTCTAAGGACTCAGTGTCAACAGGGGCGGCACAGCTATCCCACTTGTCCATCGGCATCCACCGCACGGACTGCTTCACCCATTGATTCAGCCTCAACTGACGAAAACTGTTCTCCTCGGCAGGGTTCTGCCGTGCGGAATCACAGGCTGCCTGTACCTTGTCGATACCGACCGTGATACCGAGCGACGGATTCGACCGTTTCCAGACCTCCGGGTCTGTCCAGTCCTCATCTTCCTTTGCTCCATAAATCACAGGATAGAAGGTCGGGTCGATTTTTCTCCCCTCTAAGATATCCTTCGCTTTCTGGTGCGTCTCGTAGCAGATGGACTGCGTATCCGTTCCAGCCGTGGTGATGAGGAAGTAAAGCGGCTGCATTCGTGCATCACCGGAGCCTTTTGTCATAACATCAAAGAGTTTGCGATTTGGCTGCGTGTGAAGTTCGTCAAATACCACGCCGTGAATGTTGAAGCCGTGCTTTGAATATGCCTCTGCCGAAAGCACCTGATAGAAGCTGTTCGTCGGCAGATACACCATCCGCTTCTGTGAGGCAAGGATCTTCACCCGCTTGCTGAGTGCGGGACACATACGCACCATATCTGCTGCGACCTCGAATACAATGCTCGCTTGCTGACGGTCAGCGGCACAGCCGTATACCTCGGCGCGTTCCTCCCCATCGCCGCAGCAAAGGAGGAGTGCAACAGCGGCGGCAAGTTCACTGTTGTGTGTCGGCACGAAGGATTCCCCTACAAGATAACAATGACTTCTGCTGTCCACTTGAATGCACTGCATGGGGACTCTCTCTGAGAGCGGCACGATATCTGCCAGATAATGAAAACAGGAGCGAGTTTCCTTAACCCGCTCCCGTTTCCGGCAGATTTTCCGATGCAGTTTTGAGGTTGGTTGATCGTCAAATGTAGTGAACCGTATGATGTAGAGGGTTTCCCCTGTCGGCTTTCCGCATCGCGTAGACGGTGCTTCTGTCATGGCATTCTTGATGCCGAGACTCCACAAGAGTTCGCGTACCGATTCGGCAAGCTGTTTGATGGTGCTGACGTAGACGCTCTGCGCCTTCCGATTCCCGATGCACCCGTCAGAATCCATCAGCCCTTGCAGGAGTTCCCACCGCTGACGCTCCGAGGCTCTTAGATATGCGACTGGGATAACCTTATCGCGAAATGTCGGCACGAGGATGCTCTTTAGTTCCTCATAGTACACGCGCACACTTCCCGGCTGAGGAATGCTGTTGTATGGAGCATACGGCACACTCTGTGTGACCGCCTGTACGTCCTTATCGCAGATAGTAATTTCGGGCTTTGTGGCACATCCGTTGCCGAGCCAGTATCCATAAAGATATGGGTCAACAGGAAGATCGCACTCTGCGAGATTCAGCGATTTTGCCACGGGGATACGGATAATGGAACGGCGTGCCTCCTTCTCGTTATCCCGATATTTTTCTCTGTACCTCATCGTTCGGCTGTAGATTTCACCCGTTGTCCAAAGGACGGATCGCGGCTCTCCGATGATGTAATCCACATTCCAGAGGTGTCGCTCCCCTGCCACGATGGAAGAACCGTCACGGAAGGTCAGCCGATAGGCTTGCTCCGTATCGTCTACGTCACTCTTGGCAACAACACGGCAGGTCTGTCCGTTTTCATCAAAAACGGTATCTCCCACGCGAATATCACCCATCGTGGTAAATCCACTCGGGGTAGGGATTTTCGTATCAAGAGCAAGCTGTTTTCCCTGTTTCTTGGGAATCTCCACATACGCCGTGTTGAACTGCCGATAGCCGTTCGGCTTCAGAATTCCGAAGATGTCTCGGATAATGCGCTCCTGCCAGTCGATCAGCTCGAAGGGCTTTCCTGCCCACGTCCCCTTCGTATGGCACAGGCACTCGATAAAACCCACGGCATAGTCCGCAGCAGCTTTGTCATAGTGCGCGTTTTCTGCCATGAACCTCGTCGGCTTGTAGTCCGTCAGTTTTCGCAAGCAATCACCCCCATCAAAAAAGAGCCGCCGTCAGCGACTCATAATATCTGAAACGAGAAGCAGCCCCGAAGGGCTGTTTGGTTGTTTGGCGCGGCTTAGATGCGCTTCATGCACCAAGCCATCGCGTGCCCGCCGTCCTCAAAAAGCTCCGTGGCGGCTTCGACGAGGTTCAGGCGGCATTCAATGTCCGCAAAGCCTGTCTCCTCCGGCGTTTCGACCATCTCGTAGATGGCTGCGTGGAAGCCCCAGCATTCCATCCCGACGACAAGGATCTGCTCGCCGTAGCGAAGGATCGCGCCGCTCGTTCCGAACCGCATCTCATCGAGGTGCTCCATCGTGGTGGTCTTTGGCCATCTTGCTTCTGCGTTCCTCATTTTGTGTTCCTCGCTTTCGATGTGTAGGTTGTTCCCTTTGGTCATGTACATATATGTCTCTAAACGAGGAATATAGCAAGTCATATTTCAAATAAATCACACTTATTTTTCGAGAGAAACACAGCCCCGAAAGGCTGTGCGGAATCGCTGAAACTATCGCCTATTGTTCACCCGTGAGGATAAACCGTACATACGCCGCACGGTCTTCCTCGATGAAGCAGACCAGTTCGTAGAACCCCATCTCGAACGCCATCCGCTGAACACTGGGGACGTCGAACATATTCACCCGCCCGGAGTTGCGGATATCCATGATCTGGGAAACAACCTTCTCATTCATGACCTGCCGCCTTTCTGTACGATGCGGAAGGAGTCTATGCCGGGGATCAGGCTGAGTGACGATCCTGTCTCCCACCGAACAAGAAGCTGTCCCGCATCATCAACGCCCAGAATCTCGCCCATCGTTCCTGTCGGAGGGGCTTGCGGATCGTCCATTCCGAGGAGTTCCACCTTTGTCCCGCGTGGATATCTCTGCCGCAGTGCGGTGATCTGCTCTCTACTCGGAAATCGCATGATGCTCAGCCTCCTTCCGATGTCCGCTCTTGAACGCGCTGCTACCCGTGAGGTTCTGCAGGAGAATCTTACGCGACTGTTTGTAGGCGTTTCCGATCATGCCAAGACGCAGGAGGAAGCAGCGGAATGCGTATTTCTCGTTGTCCACAATCTTCTCCTTTGCCGTGACGCGCTTCTGCGTCCGCGCCATCAGGCAGAGCTTGCTGATGAACTCGGCGTATGCCTTTGCCGTCTCGTCGGTAATCGTGCCATGCAGCCATGCGAAAGTGATGCGGTCGCCCTCCAGCGTGTAGGTCGCTTCCTGAATGTCAAAGGCGTGACGGATAAGTCTCCCCTTGCTCAGGAGGAGTGCATCGAGATTCTGCAGTGCCGTCTCGGTGAAAAGGCTGCGCGGGAGGCTGATGGAAAGGCTGTGCCTATCGGGTCCTGCCATCATCTCCTCGGTCAAAGCAGGCTCTGCCGGCATTTCCATCTGAATCTGCTCGTCTGCTTCCGTTTTTACTGCGGCAGGCTCTTCCACTGTCGATTCCGTCCGGCTTGGCTCAACCTCTGCCATGTCCGCTCCGGTAGGTTCTTCTACCTCCTCCGTTTCTACTGCGGCGAGTTCATTCTCTGCCGCTTCCGTCTGGATCGGCTCATCTGCCCCTGTGTCCCCACAGGAAGCCTCGTTCTCCCAATCCTCGGACATGAAGCCCGCCTCGCGCAATGCCGTGCGCACACGCGCCACCGTCGCTTTGTCGGTGGCATCGTCGAAACAAAGGCTGCCGTCCTTCGTGATCTCGAACGCGCCGACCTTGTAGGAAAAGCTCGGTGCGCCGCAATAGGCGGGCTTTGTCCCGAGCACCTTTCCCACAATCCCGACCATCGCCTTGCGCTCTTCCTTCTGGATGTTGTAATTGACCTTCATTTTGAAAACCTCCTTTATGAACTTTGGTCATTACATACATCCCTCGTTTTGGGATAATTAGCAAGCGGATTGTGTTGTATACACCATGGCCTCAGTGAGATAAACCGCAGAGCGTCATCATTTCACAGAACGTGGTGCGGTCATGCGCTCAAGCATCTTGCCCGTCATCCAGATTGCCCCGTCGATGACGAGCGGCAGGAATATGCGGTCGCGGAATCTGCACCATCCCGTCTCCTTCTCGGCGCTCTCACGAAGTGCTGCCGTATATGCCGCCGATACTTCACGCGCTGCCGGGAGTCCTTTCTCATGCAGCCAGAGGACGGTCGCTTCCTTTGCCTCCGTCCGCACGAAATCTCCCACATGATTCTTCAGTTCGTTTTGAATGTGTTCCAGTTTCATCTTCAACACGCTCCTTCATAGTCCGTTACCCCACGCGCAATGGCGCGGGCAAATTCATCCTGCCGGCTGCGGAGCAATTCTGCGTCACGCGCATGGTCAATAAACGCAAGCTCCACAAGCACAGCGACCGCATCTGTGTTGCTCAAAACATACAAGCCGTTGACACCGGGCTTTGCGGCTTTGATTCCACGATCCAAAGTTCCGAGCGCATCCACAATCTGGTTCTGGATGCACTGTGCCAGCTTCTCCCCCTCGCCGCTTCCGTAGTAGTGCCAAACCTCTGTCCCCTGTGCCATGCCGTTATAGGCATTACAGTGGATGGAGATAAACACATCGGCATCGGAACGATTGGAAGCCGATACGACTTCATGCAGACTGTCGGATTGGAGACAGCCCACAACTTCTACACCTGCGGCAGTGAGATAGCCCGCAACAAGGTCAGCGATGTTCTTTACCACATCGCATTCCCTAAGCCCCCAACCACACGCGCCGGGGTCTGGATTCCCGTTCGGGGCATGACCCGGATTCAAAAACACACGCATTATGCTTCCTCCTTTGGTTTCGGCACATCCACATACGGAATGCGCTCACCATCACGTTCCAAAAACACATCTTCTGCATTGCCGTCCTTGCTCTGGATGTATCTCTCAACAGCAACATCCACGAATTTCGCCTCAAGCTCCACACCGTAGCAGATACGCCCCAGCTGGTCGCAAGCGATAAGCGTTGAGGCAGAGCCAAGGAATCCGTCTAGAACGATACCATTCGTCTGCGTACACTGTTTGACAAGGTAGGCGATGAGCGGCACGGGCTTCGAGGACGGATGTCCGCAACCGTCCTTCTTCGAATCCTTGATGCGGTCGAACGCAAAGACGGTAGTCTGCTTTTGATCGCCGTACCATCTATGCCGTCCGTCTTTGCGCCATCCCCAGATAATCGGCTCGTGAATGTACTTCCAGTCCGTCCGTGTGAGTACAAGGCGGTCTTTCTTCCACACCAGACCTGCGCCAACTTTAAAACCCGCATCCTCATAAGCGTCATGAAAGATGCGGGCTTTTGCTGTTGCGTAGAAAACATAGATGGAAGCGTCCGTCGCCATCACCGAGTGGAATGCGGTAAAGGCAGATTTCAGGAACTCGTAGGCATCCTTGTCATTCAGATCATCGTTCTTGATTTTCCCCGATGTGCTTTCAAGCTGGATCATGTATGGGGGATCCGTGCATACGAGGTTGACCTTCTCGCCGCCAAGCAGACGCTCGTATGTCTCCGGCAGTGTGGAATCTCCGCAGATAACACGGTGCTTGCCGAGATGCCACACATCACCTGTTTTGGCAACGCAGGGCTTTGCCAACTCTGCATCTACGTCGAAGTCGTCTTCCTGCGCTTCACCGTCATCCAGTGAGAGCAGGTCTGCGATTTCAGCTTCGTCAAAGCCCGTGAGCGAGATGTCGAAGTCCATGCCTTGCAGGGCTTCCATCTCAACGCGCAGCATATCTTCATCCCATCCCGCATCGAGTGCGAAACGGTTGTCTGCAAGAATGTAGGCTTTCTTCTGCGCCTCCGTCAGATGGTCGACGAATACGCAGGGAACGCTCTCCATGCCCTCTGCCCGTGCCGCCGCAACACGCCCGTGTCCTGCGAGGATGCCGTAGTCCTTGTCGATAATGACGGGACTGACGAATCCGAACTCGCGCAGGCTTCCGCGCAGCTTGTTGATCTGCTCGGGCGAGTGCGTCCGTGCATTGTTGGCATACGGGACGAGTTTGGCAATCGGAACGAGCTTCATCTCTGATGTTGTTTTGTTCAAAATTTAACTGCCTCCTCAATTTGTATAATGCAGGAATGACCAAATGTGTGTCGAACTTATCTATGTAAGATTTCAAGACATTGGAGGTTTTTTATGGCGACAATATTAAATTTAGCAAAAGGTGCAAAAAAGAAAAATGTTGACGCACAAGAATTACAAAAAAAATCCATTCCAGGCTACACTATGGAGGGAGAACGAAAACGCGCAGTAATCGCATACGTTGACGAGCTATATAAAGCACGTACAGCCACCATTGAAGCCAACACGGAGAACCGTTTAGTATTGAAGATGTTGCACCCCGATTCAAAGTGTCGTAGTTTTTACCAAAAAAGAATCGAGGAAAATGATTATTTTTTGGATACTACTGCTTCATGGGCTAAGGCTTGAATACAAAAGAGCGAGGGCAAGCACAATGCCTTCGCTCTTTTGTATTCACTTCCTCGAACGCAGCAACCGCTCCATCCGATCCTCCTGTGGAGAGCCGCTGAATGTCGTGGTGCAGTTCTGCTTCACGATGTCGAAAATCTCATACCACAGCAGATTGGACTGTTTCTGGAATGCCTGTCCCATCTGGACGAAGGGGCTTGCAATCGCACCTCCTGTCGTCGGATGCTTGCCAATCAGCCCGTATTGACTCATTGCCTCCTCACACTGAATGAAGCGGGCAAATGCCTGAGCGTAGCTTTCGATGAGACGAGGATTCACAAGCCGCTCACAACCGCGCTCCTTGAGCCACAGCCATGTTTCGCGAAAAATCTCATCCGCACCGAGCGGCTTGCCGTTCCTCTGCCGCGCAGATAGGAACTCGCTCGGGGTTGGCATCTCCTCACCGTAGAGATCGACGGCATCCACAAGGTCTGTGCCGTCCAGTTCCGTCATGGGGAACTCCATGATGTGCGCCGTGCGCCCGCCTGCAATTTTATCTGCCAGTGCTTCGGGTTTGTCTCCCGCCCGGATGCGCCGTCCTCCGCGATTTGTTCCGTCACGCGCCATCTTCTCGCCCCCATTCCTTTAATACCCCGTTTGAACCGATGTTTTTGTGCGTGCGCCCCCTCCCCGGTCCAGTAACGGCGCGGTTTTAGAGATTTGACCGCCCCCTAGGGGTCTAGCAGTCGCCACTGCCGCGCCGGTGAATCCGCTCATGACAAGAGACGCATAGCGACATCAAATTGCTCGCATCATGCGTGCCGCCCTCAGAAATCGGTCGGATGTGATGCACGAGTGTCGCGAGGATGTATCTTCCCTGCTCTTTGCATTTCTCACAGAGCGGATGCACTGCCAAATGACGATCACGAATCCTGCGCCACACACTGCCATACCTTTCATGCTGATCATAGCCGCGCGTGAAGTTCTCGTAGTGTCGCTGCATGACTTTCTCGTGTGCCTTACAGTAACAGCTTTTTCGGTCTGTAAGATTCGGACATCCCGTCATGCGACAGGGACGTTTCGGCTTTCTCGGCATTGCGTTTCTCCATCAAAAAAGCCCTCGCGGAGAATTGCTTCTCCGAGAAGGCTGATTCCATATCCTATTCTTGCTGAGTCTATCATATCACTGTCAACCCTATGAACGCAACGTGAACCTTTGTGAACTTAGGTGAACTCGGATGAACTTTGCTGTCTTTTTTCCAAAATTTTTTCAACTTCATCCAGAGCCTTGCCATGAATCTTGTGTACCCATCGAATGCTGACACTCATTTCCGCTGCAATATCTTCCCACGATTTGAAGCTATGGTAGCGTCGCTCAAGCACCATCTGCGCGTTTTCATCCGCGACCTGCCAGATCGTATTCATGATCTCAAGTTTTAGACTGACCAGACGGTCGATGTCCGCATTGATCTCATCTTCCGTGTCGGTCAGCCGCGCGATGATGGTTTCCATCCGCTGATTGTTCGGACTTGGACTCTTTGGCATGTCGCTGATGACGGCGCTCACATTAATCGCCATATCACGCAGCCGCGACACATGGGCAACCTTATCATTGATACGCCGATCAATGTTCCATGCCTGACTCAGATACTCTTTTGCCGTCATGCAAATTCCCCCTCCAACTTCTGAAGAAGCCACTCTCCGTTAAGCTGCGTCAGCTGCCCGAACCATGCGGAACGAAAGAACCGCTCTGTATCGCTCCTCATCTGAGCTGCGGAACCATTCTCCGGGTCTTTGGCGAGAGCCGTCCGCGCCCACCGATAGTCCTTTGCCGCCTGTTCGACGATGGCGTTTGCCAGAATCTCATAGTTCATCATGACACCTCCGCTTTGACGGCAGCAATCAGAGCCGCCTGTGTCTTGTCCTTCTGCTTTAGGGCGCGAAGGATTCTCTCGTCAATCGTGCCCTCGGCAATGATGTGCTGCACTACCACGGTCTTGGCACTTTGTCCCTGCCGATAGAGCCGCGCCACGGTCTGTTGGTAGAGTTCCAAGCTCCATGTTATCCCAAACCAAACGAGGGTTGAGCCGCCGCTCTGAAGGTTCAGCCCATGTCCCGCACTTGCAGGATGGATCAGGGCGACGGGGATTTCTCCACGATTCCAACGAGCGATTGCCTCGTCCGTATCCAGTCGGATGCACGTCACGCGCTTTTCGATGCGCTCTGCATCATGCCTGAACCAATATGCCACCAGAAGCGACTTGCCGTTCATACTCTCAATGATGTCCTCCAAGGCATCGAGCTTGCGGTCGTGTATATGCAGTGTAGCCCCATCGTCAGTGTAAACCGCGCCATTCGCCATCTGGGCGAGTTTCCCGGACAGGACACCTGCGTTTGCCGCCGTCACCTCATCGCCCTTCATCTGCAAAACCAACTGCTCACACATATTGGCATACATTTTCTTCTCTTCCTCATTCATGCGGACGCTGTATTCGCTCTCGATCAGCTCCGGCATCCTCAGATGGTCTGCTGCCTTCATGGAGATGGTGATGTCGGCAATCTTCTCGTAAATCCGCTCCTCGGCTCCGGGCAAGGGGACGTAGGAGAACACCACCTGTCCGTTTCGCTTGTCCGGCACGAAGTAATCTTGCCGGTACTTCGTAATGAACCGCCCCAAACGCTGTCCCATGTCGAGCACCTTGAACTCTGCGAACAAGTCCATCAAGCCGTTGCCGGACGGTGTTCCCGTAAGTCCGATGACTCTCTTCGCCAAGGGGCGAACCTTCATGAGTGCCTTGAAGCGTTTACTGCTCCAATTCTTGAAGGACGAGAGTTCGTCAATCACGATGGCATCGTAGGAGAAGTTCGTTTTCTCCACGATCCACGGAACATTCTCACGGTTGATGATGTAGAGGGAGACTTGCTCTTGAAGAGCCTCCAACCGCTCTTTCTCCGTTCCGACCGCCACAGCATAGCGGAGATGCTTCAAATGCTCCCACTTTCCAAGCTCCTGCGGCCATGTATTCCGCGCTACACGGAGCGGAGCGATAACGAGGACACGGGAAATCTCGAAGCGGTCAAACAGTAGGTCATTTAGAGCCGTGAGAGTGATCACCGTCTTTCCAAGTCCCATATCGAGGAGTACGGCTGCAGTTTTATGGCTTTCGATAAAGTCGATGGCGTACTGCTGGTAATCATGCGGTATGAACTTCATAGGGCATCACCTCCTAACTCATCTTGATTCATTACCGAAACACTTCCTGCAGCACATCCACATGGTAGGTATTCACCACGCCGTACTTGGCGTCGTACTCCTTGCCGATGTGGTAGCCCTGCTTTCTGGACATTGCCGACGCTCTGCGTCCAAGTCTTGCGGCGGCATCCCGACTCACGCCACGGATTCCCATGAGATTGGCATAGCCGATGATGGTGTAGTGGTGCTCATCGATGGTCATCTGCTTGGACTCGACCTCAAGAAGCCGCTCGTCCACCTTGTCAATCCGGGCATTTGCCGCCTTGATTGCCTTCGCCTGCTCCACCATTCGCTGTGCACTGCACAGCAGGAATTCCTCGGGTGTCATGTTCCTCATAGGGTTGAAGTAGCTTTCTTCCAGCTCATCGAAAACATCCCATGCCCGCTCCGTCCCCAGCATCTTACTGTGACGAGCCGCGCCTTGTTTCGTCCAAAGAATCAGAGACGGTGCGCGACTCCCGACAACTGACTCGATATTTTCGAGTGAGTCCTTGAAAGCCTTGAGATCAGCACCTTCAAGTTTGAAGTAATGCTTCCCCTCAACGAATCGCTCCCTGTTGTTCTTAAAATTCTGCTGGATATGAATTGCCCTGCATCCATACGCCTCGGCAAGCTGCTCCGTGGTCATGACACGGATGTTGTTATGTTCCAATACCGTAAGTTCATTCATGGTCGATTTCCTCCAATACGCTGTCAATTTGATTTATCTCGTCAATCACATACACCTTGAATCCAAGCCGCCGAAACAGCCTGTGCCGTGCCAGCTGCAAGGCTCTCGGCTTCTTCCCCGGTGCTTTCAGTTCCACAAAGCCCATTCTGCCGCGAGGCAGAAGCACCAGTCGGTCAGGCATTCCATCGAATCCCGGCGAGGTGAACTTCGGAGCGATGCCGCCTTTGTCTTTTACGGCTCTCACCAGTTCCTTCTCGATGATTTTTTCTCTCATAGCAACTCAAAGATGTATTCCTTGGCGGCTGTCAAGGTTTCGATACGGCGATTGTTTTTCCATTGGTAACAATCGCCGTCGATGTCAATCTTGAAGTAAGGTCTGCCAAGGAAACTGTCTTGCTCGATGGTCAATTTCTGGTTTTTGAAGCGAAGTGTCAGCATGCCGCTTTCCTCACGCCATTCTTTTTTCAAGAAATTTTTCTTACGTCGGCTTTTAGCTCTGGCCTCCTTGTCACGAACTTTGGCGGCGAAAATGTCTCCCTCCAAATTTCCGGCGCAGATACATCCGACACGGAGTTTTTCCGAAAAATCCTTATGCACCATCACATGGACAAATCGCACGTTTTTATAACCGCAAAGTTCACAGGTGAAGGTTGCCTCGCCCCAATCAATGACCTCTTCACAATACCAGCCAACGAGCGGTGCGCCCATAGCCTTGAGTTTCTCACTGCATCGCTCGGTGTACATCCTCTTCCTCCTAACCACTTAAAAATTGGTGGTTACGTAAGTGGTTAGCCCTTCAACCCTTGATATGTCTATATAGGTAACCACTTAACCACAATAACCACTTAATACATCCCCTCATATAGGAGCGATGTAATCAATACTTCATTATCTTTTTCTATATATACATTTATGTGTGCGCGGAAAAAGTGATAAAGTGGTTACATGTCCGAGAACCCTTGAAAATACTGGATTCTTTGGCAACATCGCCCTTGTTTTGTAACCACCGTCATGTCAAAAAATCCTCATCGGGAGGGTAAATATTCTCCACTTGGATGGGAAAACAAAACACTCGGACATTTACGCCTTGGATATTCCGCAGATATTGACTGCGGCTTTTGCCTTGACTGTCCTCAAAGGTATCGACATAGCCCCGGTCTCGGAATCCTTTACGGCACTTGGTATAAGAAAAGCCGTTGTCCTCCAATGCCCGTCTCAGTTCTGTGGCGATGACCAGCACCTTGCCGGGTTCGATTTTACCCAAGCAAGGTATGGCGTCTTGGGCGAAGCGTTTTCTGTTGGCGGCAATCCAGTCGGTGACGAAATCGTAAGCCCGGTCAACAACATCCTCCGGCTCGTTCTCCTTGGCGTTGGTCAGTATGCGCTTGCCAAAGGAAATGGCATCCTTCCACGCCTTTCGCTTGGTTTCGCCGAATACCGATATTCCTGCGTGATAATCCGCCAATGCCAATAAAGCTACCGTGTCCAGATGCACTCCTTGGTCGCCGTCGCCAATGCTCTCCCGGATTTCCTCAAACTCATCACTCAAATCCGTGTCTACGATGTGTTCGAGATACACTTTCCCCGCGAAACCATAATGGTTTTCGCTTACCTGATGCACCTTGCGCCCAAAATCGGCATCGTCGATCGGCTGACCGTACAGTTCCAAGACACGGCTGTGTACGCCGTCCATGGTGGCCTCATTGGTAAGCGGCTGTTCGCCCGTGCTGATGATGGCATTTCGCCACACCGGGACTTCCTGCAATCCTCCGGTTTTCGCTCCACGAGTTTTGCCGTAGCCGTTGCCCAAGGAATAAACCACCATCGAAGGCGACAGTCTTCGCTCGTTCAAGACCTGCAATTCGTCCAAGCCCAAAGGCAAGTGGCGAAGAGTCCCTGCTCTCCGCTCCAAGCCGACAGCGGTACTGTTGAAATTGCCCATGAGTTTCATGGGATCGCCCCAGACCGAAAGTGCGAATTTGAGAGCCGCCGTTTTGCCACTGCGGGATGAGTGCCAGATATGGATAATCGCCACACGTCGTTTGAGTTTCTCAAGCAGGACGGAGGCAAAGGAAGCCGCCAAAATGGCTCTGGCGTATGTTTGCTCCCGCAACTCTCTCGCAAATTTGAGCCATGTCTCAAAACTGCCCTGCTCCTTCAGTGCCGCAATCATCGCCGCATCGTCTTTGTCCTCATATTCCACCGGGCTTTCGAGGATGTATGGGTAGAATTCTTTTTCCCCGAGCCAGCCGATACGACCGATACTGCGTACAAAAGGAATCTGCTTGTCGTTCTCTGCCTCATAGCGGGAAAGATAATGAACTACGCCATCGGCATTGTCGGTAGAAACGGGTACGCCATTATCTGCCAATCTGACGACCGAGGACTTGTTCAGTGCAATCGCTCTTGACACCATCAGCCGTTTCCATTTACGGCTGCGATGATAGGCAAGCTCGAACCGCTCCGTGCCGTTGTCGATATTTTCCATGCGCCTTTCTATGACGAGCGGTTCCGGGCAAAGGTTTGAGGAAACGAGCGCACCTTCGTCGAAGTAGAAGGACTCCACACCGTTCTCCATAGTGATGCGATAGCCTTTGGGAGTCATGGCTCCATGCAAATCTATGCCCTTCAGCTTGATTTCCTCCGGCTCGGCATCAAAAGGAATGCCAACGTCCCGCTTTTCCTCCTCTTTTTTGGCTATGCGGTCAAAATCCCGCATTCCGATGCCCGCTTTTTTCGCCGCGAGTTTCAGCCGTGAATATTCGGCGGGGCAGTTTTCCTTGGCGTAGGGGAGCAGTCCCACCACATAGGGGTCGAGGAGTTCTTCTGCTGACAAGGTGTCCTTGCCCAAAATAATCTCCAACTGCTCGAACTTCGTGTAAAGGGCAAGAACGATGGGTGCCTTTACGCCGCAGCCACCATCGGGGCAGGGAAACAAACCGCAATCCTTGATGTAACGGCAGGTGCAGGGTTTATTGGCATTGCGGGCAGAACGGAGCTTGTGTTGTGTTTCCATCGGGGAATAATGGCTGTACAGGGAACTCCACTCTTGAAACTTCTGCTCGCCGTCCTTGGCGAGTGCCACATTGGTGCAAAGGGCGTGCCACAGAGGTTCGCTGACGTTATCCGGTTGTTCGGTCATCTGCTTTAATGCCGCGCAGCCTTCCATGATTCTCTCGGCACTCCCCATGACACGTTCGTCCACATGAAATTCTTCCGTTCGCGGCTTGGGCGCATCCAGTACGTAGGCGTGAAAATCTTCCGGCTTGTAGAACGCTTCGTTTTCCGCAATCACCTCGCAGGGGATTTTCTCCCCTATTTTCAGATTCATGCTGCCCACAGCCCGTAACATTCTCGCCGGGTCAAATACCGGGTCGATGCGCCATCCCCGTTCATCTTTCGCTTTTTTCATAAGGCAGCGTCCAAATCCCGCGAGAAGTTTCTCCATCTTATCCCGATTGGCATCGGTCAAATGAATCGGCTCGTCAAAGAGCCAGTAGGCGTGAATGCCGTGTCCCGTAAAAACCGTAAAGGTCGCTTTCAGAGGAAATGTATCTAAAAAAGAAAGAACTTCCGCCCGGGATGCTGGAAGCATCCGTTCTCTATGCGCCTCGCTCTTGATGTCGATGTCGGCGAAAAGGCAAGTGGCATACGTGGTGTCTGCCGAATCGCCACGCACGCCGTCTTTGATGTCTTTGCGTCTCGGCCACGGGTGAATGTAGGTATTGCGGATATCTCCCACCCTGCCGATTTCCTCCCGCATGGAGGCTATGGTCTCAAAGTGCCGCACCCCTTTGTCGGGAAGAGTGACCACGGAAAAAGTACAATCATAGCATTTCCTGTAAAGAGTCTCGTAAAAATCCATTCACAGCACCTCCTCGCACTTCGTTGTGAAATAGCGGATGTTCTTCCGCAGCCCCCCGGCATGAGCAATCTCCGCTTTCATGCCCTCGGTGATTCGATCACCAAATACCCAGACCTCGCCGCACAGCCGCAAAAGTTCGAGATTCATGGACATCGCCTTCCCGCGCTCGTCGATCTCTGACAGGAACTGTGGGAAATACAGGTGCGGGGCAAGAGGAATCCTCCCCTTCTCCACAGCAAATTTGCAGTACTGCCGCGCCCGCATAATATTCACACGAGGACTGTCCCGATAGGGAGAGCAGATGTAGACGAATCTGCCCTCCCGGCTTACCTTAGTCAGAGCGACGTATGCCGTAGGGTCGGCATAACCCTCGTGGTTTCTGCGCTCGATCATTTTTCACACCGCATCTTTCGGCTGCATTCCGTGCAGCAGATCGCCGTACCGAAGAGGTCAAACTCCGCATCGCCGAAGAACTCGTTGAAATCGACGGGCACTTCCACACCACAGCGCGGACAATGGCAAAAGACATTCTCATCGTTGATTTCCACCGTGACCTCCATAGAGTCATTGATATTTTCCTTGACATAGAACATAAGATTTCCTCCCTTTGAAAACAGATTAGTTCCTCTCATCAGTAAGAGGACGAACCGAGAGGTTTTGGTCACCAAAAATCCTCCCAATTTTCTGGGAGGATGGAAATTAGTCTTTCTGATAGAATTGGCACTCGAAGCCGTCGGCGCGGAGCAGAAGTCCGCCTACCCAAGGCGGGGTTCGCGCCATCTGCTCACAAACGGCAGAAAGAGAAACTCGCTCGTCGCATTCGATGATGAGTTCATCATGGACGTGTGCGACAATATCCATCGTTCGCAGCGTCTGCATGGCATAGCAGAGAATGTCGCGACTGATCGCCTGCGTGATATTCTCCACTAGCTTCGGACCGTAGGATTCAATCCGCGCCCACTTTTTTGAGAGATCCAGTCCCATGTAGGTGATGGATTCACCACCGAACTGATTCTCGCCGATGCGGGGCTTCACATAGGCAAGTCTGCGTCCGCTCGGTAGTTCGATGAACATCATGCTGCCCTGATAGATGAACCGGATACCATGTGTGACCTTCGTGCTGCGCTCCTTAATGCAGTCCTTTGCGGCTTGGTCGACTGCCCACCAGAAATCCACGATTTTCGGATTTGTTGCACGCCAAGCATCCACGAGCGGCTTCAGCTCCTCTTCCTTCATCCCGGATTCCAATGCGCCGAACGCTTTCAGTGCACCGACGGATCCGCCGTAGCCGCAGTTGTGGACTAATTTCCCCGATACGGTAAAACGGTGATGCTTTCCGGCATTTCGGATGTCATAAAGTCGAGCCGTACGCTGATGATTCTCACCTAGCCGAATTGCCGTCCCTGTTTGTACGAGATGTGCGCCGCAGGAGGCGGCGTCTCCAAACTGTATCGGCTGCGTTTGCCCCTGAACCCAGACGAGATGATCCGGGGTTGCTGTAAGACCTTCATAGGTAATTACCTCCCGTTCGCCTTTGAAAATGACACCATCATGGCTGACCCAGCTTTCTCCGTCCCAGAGCAAATGCTCCGCACGGACATACTCAATAGGGACAAGTCCTTCATTCGTAAGGACAAGCTGTCCCTCAGCGATACACGCCAGTTCTGCCTGTTTCCCTTTTTGCCGAAGATGCCCGTTCTCACCGTGTTTCACCACATTACAATGAAACATCCTACCTGCTGTGGCACAGTAGATGTCTCCGTCGCCCTCGAAAACATCCATGCGCCATCGCTCCTTGGCAAGCCATGACAGCACCCGTGCTTCGATGGCAGCGAAGTCGGCGACAATGAATTTTCTGCCATCCTTCGGAATAAAGGCTGTGCGGATAAGCTGCGACAAAACGTCCGGCACGGAGTCATAGAGCATTTCCAGTGCATCATAATTTCCCTGCCGCACGAGGGCACGAGCGCACTCAAGGTCGGCGAGATGGTTCTGAGGAAGATTTTGTAATTGAATGTGGCGTCCCGAAAACCGCCCGGTGCGATTTGCTCCATAGAACTGGAACATTCCACGTGCACGCCTGTCAGCACAGACAGCATTTCTCATCGCCTGATATTTCTTCACTGAGGATTTCGCAAGCTGCTGACGGAGCACCAATACTTCCTTCAACGGAGCGGGAACAGTGGCAAGAAGTGCAGTCACAGACTTCTTGTCGAGCGACTCCGTTTCGACACCGTGGTCTTTGAGCCATTCCTTCATCTGCGCCACACTGTTCGGATTCTCAAGCCCAGTCAGATTCTTCAGCCTGTCCATCAGTTGATTTTTCGTAATCTCGTCAATCTGGACGGCATTCTCCACGAGCGACATATCAAGCCGTATTCCACGATCATTGATCTCTTGGTCGAGCACATATTCATCCCATACCGACTGCGGCACAGGATATTTGGACAGACGTTTCTGTATTGCCATCTCCACTTCCACGTCGCGGTGATTGTAAGACTTGAAGACTTCCCACTTCTCTCCTGTTGGTTCGTGGAACGGAGGCGTAGAAAAGTAGCGAATGAGTGCCTTGCCCTCGGTCATTTTCTGTTCTTCCAGTCCCAACACCCTGCCCACGGCGGCAAGTGAGAGCGGCAGTCCCATGTACGCAGACCAGATCATTGTGCAACGCCAGCTGCGGGGACTCAGAAAGCGGGCACACACCGTAGAAAGCGGATGATTATCATGGAACGGATCGAGGGTCATCCCCAAGTCCGACAAGTAACGCGACAGGCACACACGCTCAAAGTTGGCATTGAATGCCCACTTGATGATGCTCTCATCGGTCAGAGCATCCAGAATCTCCTGCGGAATCTGTTCTCCATTGGCAATGTCGATGACCTCCACTGTGCCTCCATCAACGGCATAGGCAAAGAGCAGGATCGCAAAATCCTCTGCCTCTGCATAACGGTAAACTCCACTCTTGCTGATATCTACGCTGCTCCGAGTTTCAAGATCGATAGACAATGATTCCATGTCACTTCTCCTTCCGTGACAAAAGCAGCGAGGAACAATCCCCGCTGCCCGTGTCACCTAGTCTTATTTAGCTGAGAAAGTCCTCGTCCTCATCGGCGAAGTCATCCTCGGCACGTGTCTTGCCGCCGAGCGGATCCCCGTCGGAAATCTTCTGCAGGTTGTTCAGCCCACAGGCAATTCCGCGATTGCCGTTGCTGTTGAATGCGTAGAAGTTGATGCTTGCGCGTCCATACACACCGGAGTAGACCTCCGAGTGCTCGATGATCGGATTGCGGGCGGCATCCACGATGCCGGGCGCAGTCACAGAGTTAGCGTTGATGAAGTAGCAGTCCTTATACGCCTCATCGTCTGGGCGTTCTGCATTGCCGTCACGGAGCGGCGTCTTAATCGCCGTGAGCGCAGGAACGGACTTGCTGTTTCCCTTGAGCTTTGACTGCCCTTCCTCATATGCCGCCTGAATGGCGTTCCTGACTGCCGTCACGGTCTTGGTGTCGGACTTGGGGATAATGAGTGACACACTGTACTTCGGCGCACCGCCGTTGATGGACTTTGCCTGCCAGACGTTCGCGTAGCTCCAACGTGTCTTGACACCCGTGATCACTTTTGTCGGATTCATAATTTTTGCCATGATGTGTTTTCCTCAACTTTCCTTAAAATCTTCTGCTGCGGTATTCATCACAGGCCGCTTATCGCTCATCGGAGCGAGGGTTGGTTTTCCCTGCGGCTTGATAACGAAACCGCCGAGCAGTTCCTCAAACTTACTTTTTCCAAGCAGACTGGTCATCGCCGTAATCCCGAGCAGTTTTTGCTCATACGGCTCAAAGCCTGCTTCTTTGACAGTTTTGGCGACAGCCGCCTCGTCGGTGTATTTCCGATTCGAGCGACCTTCGACCAGTTTCCAGTCCGTCCACTGTTTTCCTTGGATTGCCCGCTGCAGGGCGTACTCCTTGATGTCGCTGACCCATGCCGCGAGTGTGTCAGCTTTTGAAAGCACCGCTTCTACTTCCGAATCTTCCAGTGTCGGTGGCATTTCGAAATCATACTGGGCGAGTTCCAGATTGTACTCTGCCCGTTTGCGGCAGGTCGCCTTGATCTTGCAAAACTGGCAGTGCGCTCCGGCACAGAACTCTCCTTCTCCTTCGTGTGCCAGCTTTGCAGCAGGTACGAGCGTATCTTGCGCCCATGCCAGAAGGTTGGCTTTCGAAATGCTGAACTCCGAGATGTTGGCGAGACGAGGTTGAAAGATCACCATCCGCACATGATCGATGTCGTACAGCCCATCGAACATCTGGATGCATCCGAGCGCATAGCACATCATCTGCGGATTATGGTCGGCACTGACCTCGATGCCTTTGCCGTGCTTGTAGTCCACAATGCAGACTGTTTTTCTGGAGATGATGAGCGTGTCGGCTGTGCCGAATCCATCCGGCACGAACGACGAGAAGTCCACGCGCTGCTCCACCGAAACCATTGTGTCCTTGCTCTCTGCACGGAACTGACCGACCAGTTCCATTACAAACTGGCAGTACGCCTCGGCGCACTCTTCCATCTCGCTGTCATAGGAGGCGAGGTTCTTAGTTGGATCGCGCACCTTCCCGCCCAGAGCCTTGCGGAGTTTGTACTCGCAGAGCGTGTGTGCGTCCGTACCTTGTGCGGCATACTCGCTCGGCGTATCGGATTTCTCCGCATTGAGCCGTGCCGACGGTGGACAAGCGATCCAACGTGCGGCAGAGGATGCGGAGAGAACGGCATGCTTACGTGCCAATGCGCTCAGCCTCCTTCAAGAGTACCGCATACTGCTCCGGTACGATGTCGCTGAGTTTGTCCGCACCGAACTTTGCGATCAATGACTTGACTGCGGCACTGTGTCCTTCGACAGAGAGTTTCGCAAGTACGGCGCGTACCTCCTCAAGCGTCGGTGCTTCTGTCTTTTCCGTTGGCAACGATTCCTCTCCTTCGGAACTCTGCACGAATTCCTCCAAGACATCGACCAGTCGGTGAAGAACGCTGATAAGCTCGGCTATTGCTTCATTTTCCTCCCGCATGGAGATCACTTCCTTTCGATTGACTGCGGGGATTTTCACCTTCCTATAAAGAAGAGGACACCGCCGTATGTTTTGGTCACCGGTTTTACATAAAATCTTTGAGCTGCGCTCGTAGCCCTGGCATGAACTTATTCATGCGCTTGCGGACGCTTTCCTTAGATTTGAAGCCGACAGCAGCGGCAATCGCACGCTCCGACTCTCCCGCCGCCTTGCGGACGAGAATTTCATAGTCGATGGGAGCGAGTTCACTGAGTGCCTCATAGAGTCTACAATTTCGCTCTCTGCAGCTGACGGTGTCGGCGACATCCTCGTGAACGGGAAGCGCGGGATCGTTGACTTCCACCGCACGCTCCAAGGAGATTGTCCGATACACGGGATGTGAGCATCCATCACAGCTGCGGTTGGCGCAGCAGGGCTTTCCTTCATAGATACAGTGCTGCCCACGCTTTTCCCGCTTGTCCTCCCGCCAGATCGGTCGCATGACAGCAGAGTATTGCTCGGCATCGACAGGTGCATAAATTGCCCGCTCCGACGCCTTGAGGAACTTTTCTCCGGCAGCCTTTCGCCAGACGAGTTCGTCCATGCCCGTATCCCGGAATCTTCCGTTTTCGTGGATCTGAATCTGGACGGGGACATACACGCCCAGCTTCTTACTGAGCTGAAAAAGATGTCCCTGCTGTCGGAGTGTCTTGACCTCCTGCGCGGAGTAGTCTTTGATGATGCCGTTGAGCTGGATTTTCATAGTTTTGCGTTCCTTTCGTTCTTGCCGAACGGCGGGATGCAAAACTACGCACGGGCTTCTATCCGAAAATGGGCATAAAGAAGCACGGTGGGAGCATAGAGATACTGACAAGCTCACTCGCTGTCAGAATCCCTATTCGCATCCCGCCGTCCTATGGCCATCTTGGACAACAGATTGACTTACTTAGGGAAACCGAATTTGACTCTTCCTACCACCACCTTAAAAATCTTTCTCTACATAGAAGCGGACACATACATCCGATTTGGTCACCGCTTGTAGATTAGAATTTTTCCTAGTTTTTCTCACAAAAGTGAGAAAAGAAACTCTTGCTCGTGTTATAATTTAGATGTACTAAATTTCCTCTGCCCTTCCTGATAAAACGACGAAGGTGCTAGGACTGTCTTGGAAATGTGTTATAATAGTTCTATACACTATCTTCACAGAGAGATTTCACCTGCTGTGCTTGATGAGAACTTCTACAAAATCAACTTACTAACCGCAGTTTAGCAAAACAGCTTATTTAAAAATCGGATCGGACGGATGCTTTCGGATGCTCTCGGACGGAAGAAAATCTTCAGACAGGAGGAGTATAGTCATGACATTTTCTGAGTATGCTAAAGGGCTTTTTCCCTACATTTCATACGGAAAATCTAAATCTGACTATTTCACAGAGCTTGTAGGAAATTTCATACAAGATGCTGCGATGGACGCCTGTCAGTTACTGAAGTACAAAGACGACACAAAATATCGACACTTCCGAGGAGTGCACAAATTCAAGCGGGAGGATCTTCAATATCTTTATGATCATCGCGATAAGGAAAAATTCTCAGATTGGGTATGGGCTCGGATAGACGACACATCATCCTATGACAAGATATCCGCTTGGTTGATCAGCCATAACATTTCAAGTGATGATCCAGCCACAGCATGTGCAGACCTGTTAGAGTCTATAATCTTAGACACCATCAACAATATTGACTCATCTCCCCCCTCTCAAAAATCTGATTTTGATTTGACGCTGATCAATGACATCCAAGAAAAAATAAAGTCGCTCCCCCGTCCGGCTAAGCTACCGGTTCCTAAGGAAGCGACTCAAAATGAAGAAACATATATTAATGAGTTGTTGTCGGCATACGGTGATGCCGAGGGCATGAATGTGTTTTCGACGAATGACCTCTCATCATTTCCCGATTATGAGGAGGATTTAAATGGTCGCCGTATCGATTTTTATGCGGCTGAAAGCATACGACGCGGAGTATTAGAGTTGGGCAGTGGCAGTCTAACAGATCAATTTGACGTATTGAAATCCGAAACTCTTGTCGGCGTGATAGACACAGCAAAACGAACGCACCCGAATGGTTATGAGCGTATGCTTGCAGTAATGGAGCAGGCAATCAGCACGCCGATGACAAACTATGTTCTCAGCTCATCTCCATATTGGATCGGGGGAAAAATCAAAAAAGGTGTGTGCCATCATCTTGTGAACGACGGTAAACTGACATGGATAAGGAGAAGAAAGAAGCAATGAGTGAATCCGCCCTTGGCTCAGTCTTTGAAATTTCTCTCCGTATTCTTCTCATGCTGAAAGAGTTGTTTCCTTCAAAATTAGATGAACCACAAGTCAGTGCATTAGATTTCATCTCTGTTTACGCATCAGACTTTGGTCTACTGGACGAAAACCTGCATGGATATGGCGATTACAGATTTAGTGAATATCCAGCAAGAAAGCATATGGTGGATTCTGCTTTAAAAAACCTTGTACTGGATGGATATGTTCGCCTATCTCCTACCCCAACCGGGTACAGATACTCCATTACAGAGCTTGGAATGGCAGTCTGTAAGCAATTTGATAATGACTATGCAAAAGAATACATTATTGCGACTCATGCTGTACTTAGTAAGTTTAATGGAGCAAATGCCAAGGCGATGTTGAAAGAAATAAACAAGCTTACTGTTCAATCACTAAAGGAGGTCGGACATGAATAGATTTTATATTGAAAAACTGATCGTGTCCGGTGGATGGCACAAAGACACCGTCATTGATTTCAAACCTGGTTTGAATTTTATATTGGGGCCTTCCAATACAGGAAAAAGCCTCATCATGGACTGCTTGGATTATGTATTCGGATTCTCCCCGAAGAAAAACCGACCTTCAAAAATTGTTGATAACCAATACGGCTATGAGTATGTCACGCTCCATTTGGCAACAGGCACAGGAAGCGTTATTCTGAAGCGCAAAATAGGTGATTCAAAAATTCTCGTCAGCGGCACAGATCCAACAGTTGAGCATGGTACATACAGCGTAAGTCATAACGCCAAGAAGAATATCAACGCTGTCTATCTTCATTTGCTTGGAATTGATGAACCGCATGTTATTCGTTCGGCAGAAACAGGCACTAAAACTCAAGATCTAACATGGAGAAGTATGCTCCATCTGTTTTTCATTCGACAAGGAGATGTTGCAAGAGAAAGCTCAGCGTTACTGGCGCCCAATAGCCCGGGTCACACGGCATCAGCATCCGTACTGTTATACTTATTAACTGGGAAAGATGCCAATTCCCTTATTGCAACAGAAGATCCTAAAATCAGTGAAGCAAAAAAGAAGGCCGTGATTGGATACATCCAAGAAAAAGTAAAGGAACTCACTGCCAGACGAGAAAAACTGGAAGTTGCTCTCTCATCCTCAAGTATCACAGATCCTCGTACGAGCGTCGAGCGTATTCGAAAAGAGATTTCTGACCTGCAGACACGAATGGATGCTGCTGCAAAAGAAAGTCAGCAGATTATGTCGGAAATCTATGCATGGAATGGTAAACTCTCCGAATCAAAAACTGTAGAACATAATCTCTCTGTCCTACACCAACAGTATCAAGCTGATATCAGGCGAATCGAGTTTATTGTTGATGGCGCAGCGAGTATCTCACCTATCCGAAAAAAAGTTAAGTGCCCTATCTGCGGTGAATATGCAGAACGTGTACAGAGCACATCTTTTATTGAAGCATCTGCAGCTGAACTTGAAAAAATTAAACATCATCTATCCGAACTAAATGTTGCTCAGCAAGGCGTCAATCATCAACAAAAAACGATCATTACCACAATCAGGGCATTAGAAGAAAAGAAAGATGCTATTGATACCCTGATTACTAAGCAATTACAGCCTCAATTAAGTTCTTTTGAAGAAAAACTTGAACAACATCTAAGACTGGTACGGCTTTCAGGAGAGCTCGATTTTGTCCGTCAAGACGAAATACAGTACAGTAGTGAGTTGTTCAACAAGGAAACAGAAGAAGTATCGCGCCCCTCGAAGTATAATGTGTTCGAGGATTATGACTACGATCTCATCAAAGGCTTTGAAGATAAGCTTCGGCAGATTTTGAAAGCCTCCCATATTGGTGGAGCGAGTTCAGCAAGACTTAACATGGAGAACTTCGACATTGAGATTGATGGGCTTAAAAAATCCGTCTCAATGGGTGGAGGCTTCTGCGGACTACTGAACACAATCACAACAATGGCGATGAGTTCATACCTCATTGATCTCGGAAGGAATGCTCCCGGCTTCTATGCAGTCGATTCCTCATTGACGCAGCTGTCTGAAGCGGAACATAAAGAACAAAACGATACCATAAAACAAAATTTCATAAATTATCTCATCTCTAATGCCCACGAACGACAGGTCATCATTGTTGAGCAAACAAAACGTATGCCCTTCATTCCCACTGACAGTGAGGAAAATGCTGTCCATGTTATTCAATTCTCTAGAAACAAAGAAAAAGGTAGGTATGGATTTTTGAATGATGTGTATAATGCGGAAGATCAATAATCCTTATTCACCTTTGAAAAATTTGAGCATGGAGCTCTATTATGTTATATAAAAGAATAGAGTATGGTATGCCCCCCCTCAATTTGTATAGTGAAGATATGTGATCTCAATTGTTAGAATGGATCCAACAATACAGAAGCACAATATGCTTTGGAGGAATCGATATATGCCCGAAAGTCAAAATGTAGAATATAAAGAGTCTTGGCGGGACGAGTATCTGAAATGGCTCTGTGGGTTTGCCAATGCACAGGGCGGCACGATGTACATCGGTGTGAATGATTCCGGAAACATCGTCGGTGTAAAGAACATCAAAAAGCTGATGGAGGATATTCCGAATAAAATCCAGTCCGGTCTTGGAATCGTTGCGGATGTCAACAAACACACCAAAGATGGTGTGGAGTATCTCGAAATCAAAGTAGAGCCTAGCACTTTCCCTATCAGCTATCATGGAGAATTCCATTATCGCAGCGGAGCCACGAAACAACAACTAACCGGAATTGCGCTATCGCAGTTTATTATGCGAAAGACGGGGGTTCGTTGGGAGGATGTAACAGTCGAGGACATTACAGTAGATGATCTCGACGAGGAGAGCCTCAAAATCTTCCGTAGAGAAGCCCTCAGAAGCAAACGAATGGCTCAGGAGGATCTTGATCTTTCTAACGCAGAGCTTTTAAGCAAGTTGCACCTGATGTCCAACGGCAAACTAAAAAGATCAGCAGTGTTGCTCTTTTACCACGATCCCAGTGTTGTACAAAATGGTAGTTATATAAAAATCGCTAAGTTCGGAGATGGAGCGGACCTGCAATATCATGACGATCTTGAAAATTCGTTGATAAAGAATGCAGATCAAGTAATCGACCTGATTTATCTGAAGTATCTGAAAGCTAATGTCTCATATATACATGATCGACGAGTGGAAATATACCCTTATGCAAGAGATGCCATCCGTGAGGCAGTATATAACGCGATTGCCCACACCTGCTATATGTTTGGGACTCCCGTTCAGATTCGCATTGAGGATGAAGCGTTTATCATAAGCAATCAGTGCATTCTTCCAGATGGATGGACGGTAGAGACATTGATGGAGCCTCATGACTCCGTACCGTATAATCCAGATATTGCAAACGTATTCTACCGTGCCGGATACATTGAACATTGGGGACGCGGTATCGAAAAAATCTGCGAGGCCTGTAAAGAGCTGGGGGCAGACCTTCCGTTTTATGAACTACGAGGAAATGGCCTTCGAGTACATTTCAAGGCACTCCAAGGTGCACTTATTGCTCATCCAAAATCTCAAAACCGACATGATGTCGGTTTAGATGTCGGTTTGGATGTCGGTATAGCGGGTAGGATTCTGGAGTTGCTCATAGATAATCCCAAAATAACAATGGCTAAAATGGCAGAAAGACTGAACGTAGCAAAAAGGACAATTGAACGTGAAGTAAAACAGCTTCGTGAGACTGGTCGCGTAGAGCGCGTTGGCAGCAAACGATTCGGACACTGGAAAATCAACGATTAAATATTGTAGGGTCGAGGCATAAGATTTCCCATGCACTCGACCCTACAACTTTTTCCCCCAACGATCCTTATTCCTTAACTTTAAATCCAAGAAAATATGTATCATTATTGTCGAACGTGACTACATGTATATTATCCTCAACCTTTTTCTTGGTTTCTTCACTACAATCAACATGTCTTATGCAACAGTCAATAAACATCTTTTTGATAGAATCTCTGTCTTCATCTCCATGTTTATAAATTATAAGCTCTACATCTCTATCTAAAATTGATTGAAATATCTCATCCATCCACCAAGCATCTGTTCTTCCTAATGACATCCCATATATTATAAACAGCTCGGCTTCTTCCATATATGATTTATACTTTACGTCATATTGACTCCAATATGATTTGACCAATCTCTTTTCTTGTGATTCCCCTTTATCATATTCAGGAAGATCAATCCCAAAAAGAATTGATCTAGGTATATCTTGTGTTCCATGGGGATGTATAATCTCAGAAACAAGATACGATGACCATCTTGTATCGGAGCCAAATTTTTTCTTATTTACACCAAAAGATAAATGTGTATCAACCGTTCTATAACAATGAGGGTCGAATTGTATTTTATCTAAATACAAGTAGTTATCTAATAGTGAAGTATAGTTAAAATTGGCAAATACATAATAGAATAAATCATAGTGCCTCGTTTTTGATATAAATCTAAGGCTATCTGGAGATCCCAGATCTTTTAAAAAGCTTGCCATAGATTGTATCGACAAATGATTTTTACTTACAAATTTACTCAACTCTAGCAAAGTTTCTGCATCAACTAATTCATTAAGAAATTTTGTAAAATATGCCTGAAACTTATCTATACAAGTCTCTAACTCTTTAATAGAAACATGTTTATTGAATAATTCACTGATAGTATTTTCAAAGTCGCTCCAATTCTCTTTCCCTCTCCTTCTGTCTTCTTTCATTTTTTCATATAAAATGTTCGTATCATCGGATAAGTTAAAGTAAGTTATGTAGTCATAAAAATCTGCATAACTTGTTGTTTTTCCATTCATTTTCCCTTTTTTAAATTTGTTCAAAACTGATATATCAAACCCATTGCCAACCAACACAAATATATTATGCTGTACATTTTTTTGATTATCAAATTTTTCAAACACCTCAGTGTCATACTTTTTGAACATATACTGTTATTTCCTCAAACTCTCTAAATAACAACAAAAACGAATGACCTCACGCAGTTGATCTCAGGGAAGATATATTAGCTTGTGTATTGTCTGTGACAATCGCCTCTCGTTCATCATTACATTGTATCGTTATCGACGTTACTTCGTTCATTGCGGCTACCAAAATGATACTAGAGGGAAAAGTCAGTGTTGCGTTGGCACGCGACACCGTAATCTGGCGATCCTCAATCGGCTCACGCAGCACCTCAAGCGTCTTCTTGCTGAACTCCGGCAGCTCGTCGAGAAAGAGCACGCCGTGATGCGCGAGTGTCACCTCGCCCGGACGCGGAATACTCCCGCCGCCGATCATCGCCACCGTCGAGGACGTATGATGCGGACTGCGGAAGGGGCGCGTGGTCACAAGCCCTGTATCCTTTCCGAGCAGCCCCGAGATGCTGTAAATCTTCGTGATCTCGATGGCTTCTTCCTTCGTCAGTTCCGGCAGGATCGAAGGCATCCGACGCGCAAGCATCGTCTTACCCGAACCGGGCACGCCAACCATCAGGACATTATGCCCTCCCGCCGCTGCAATCTCAAGCGCACGCTTCGCCTGATACTGCCCCTGTACGTCTGCAAAGTCATCGGTGAAAGCGGCGTCCTTTTTCTGTTCTGTTGCTTGTGGCACAGCAGGAGTCAGCACCTCTGTGCCAGTCAAATGACGCACAAGCTGTGCCAGATTCTCGACCGCATAGACCTTCAGCCCGTCAATCAGGAGTGCCTCGTCTGCATTGGACGGTGCAACGTAAAACTCCGTAAGTCCCCGCTCACGCGCCGTAATCGCCATCGGAAGAATCCCGCTGATCGGACGGCAGTTCCCATCGAGAGAAAGCTCCGCCGAGAAGAGAGCACTCTGCACCGCCATCTCCGGAACCATACCGTAGGATGCAAGGAGACCAACCGCAATTGGCAGATCAAGCCCCGAGCTGTCCTTTCGCACATCGGCAGGTGCAAGATTCACCGTCACTCGCTCCTGCCGCAGTTGAATGCCCGAGTTGCGAATCGCAGTCCGTACCCGCTCCTTCGACTCCTTCACCGACGTATCGGGAAGCCCTACGAGTTCAAAGCC